GTTGGTTTCAAATCGCAAATTTTTTCTAGGCACAACGGCATAAATGTTCTTACAAATCTCAGCCCATGAGACAAGTGAGACAATATCTATGAAAAAGCTAGTAAAAATGCGGAATTATACCACGAAATAATATTTACGCTATTGTAAGAAGTGTAAGGAATTTACATTTTTATATGCCTCTGATAACCAGAAAAGAAGCAGCAGAAAAAATGGGTGTAACTATCCAGGCTGTATATGGTGCTATAAAAGAAGGCCGTCTTACAGCTATGACGGATGACAAAGGAAAGATTGTTATTAACAGCGATACATTAGAAAAAGAGTGGTATAGCAAATCTGCTTTCAAAAGAGTAAGAACTACATCTAAGGACAATAATGTAGTTGTCCATAAATCCCGACTTAGTAAAACAGATGAATCAATACCAGAATATGAAGAAAGTAAAGCAAGAACAGAGCATTTGAAAGCAGAATTATTAGAACTTGATCGAAAAGTAAAAGAAAGTGAGCTAGTGCCTATGGAAGATGTTGAAAATAAGTGGTGCGACATTATTACCAATGCTCGAACCAAATTATTAGGTATCCCGGCTAAAGCAAAACAAAGAATACCTGATTTAGATGCAAATGCGGTGTCTTGTTTAGACGATATTGTTCGTGAAGCGTTAGAGGAGTTGTCAGTAGCATGAATAACCTCTTAAAACTCGAAAAAAAAGCTTATTTGTCGTTTAAACCGCCTAAAAAGCTTAGTTTGAGCCAATGGGCAGATAAAAACGCTTATTTATCAGCAGAAAGTTCAGCAGAAGGTGGCAGGTGGAGAACACTTCCATATCAAAAAGGAATTATGGATGCCATAACTGATCCAAATGTCGAACAAGTAACAGTTATGAAGTCTGCGAGAGTCGGATATTCTAAAATTTTAAATCATATTATTGCATATCATATACACCAAGATCCCTGTCCTATTATGGTTTGTCAGCCAACAATAGAAGATTGTCAGGGTTATTCTAAGGAAGAGATAGCTCCGATGTTAAGGGATACACCTTGTTTGCATGGATTAGTAAGTGATCCAAAATCAAAAGATGGAAATAACACGTTATTACAGAAAAATTTCCCCGGAGGTACATTATCTTTAGTTGGTAGTAATAGTGCTAGAGGTTTTAGAAGAGTATCTAGACGTATTGTTCTTTTTGATGAGGTAGATGGCTATAGTGCTTCAGCAGGTACAGAAGGAGATCAGATAAAACTTGGTATTAGGAGAACAGAATATTATTGGAATCGAAAAATAGTAGCTGGATCAACACCAACGATAAAAGATTTTAGTCGTATAGAAAGATTGTTCTTGCAAACTAACCAAATGCGTTATTACGTCCCTTGTCCAGAATGCAATCATATGCAATATCTAAAATGGTCAAATATGAAGTGGCGAGATAATGATCCTGATACAGTTGCTTATGCTTGTGAAGATTGTGGCTGTTTAATTCCACATAGTAAAAAAAGATGGATGGTAGAAAGAGGAGAGTGGCGAGCTACAGCACCAGGTAATCCAAAACACGTTGGATTTCATATATGGGCTGCATATTCTTATTCGCCAAATGCTAGTTGGTCTAATCTTGTCGAGGAATTTTTACAAAGTAAGGATGATCCAGAGCAGTTAAAAACATGGATCAATACGATTTTAGGGGACGTTTGGGAAGATCAATATGCGAGTAAAGTTGGTGCAGAAGGTCTTATGGAAAGAGCATCACTTGAGACTTACAATCAAGGCACACCACCTAGTAGCGTTCTCAGTTTGTGTCTCGGATGTGACGTACAAGATGACAGGCTTTCTATGAGCCTTTGGGGTATAGGACGTAACGAGGAAATGTATTTGATAGATAGAAAGGTTATTTATGGTAGCCCTGCAAGAGCTGATCTATGGAAACAGATGGATGAGGTGTTGATGAGTGAATATACAAACGAGGACGGTAAAAAGATGAAGATTGATAGTGCTGCGATTGATACAGGTGGTCATTTCACACAAGAGGTTTATCAGTATGTAAGAGAAAGAACACAGCTCGGATTGATTGGAGTTAAGGGTATGGGACAAAAAGGAAAACCTCCTATTGGTAAACCAAGTAAGGTAGATATTAATTTTTCTGGTAAAGCATTGAAAAGGGGTGTTCAGTTATTTCCTGTAGGAGTAGATGTTATAAAATCAACACTTCACAATAAATTAAAAGATGCAGAACCGGGGGAAGGATATATTCATTTCTACCCAACAATCACACATGATTATTTTGAAGAGTTAACGGCAGAGAGACAAGTGCTTAGATATAAGCATGGATATCAAGAACGTATTTGGGTTAAAAAAAGTAATGCAAGAAATGAAGCTCTTGATGAAATGGTATACGCATATGCTGCTTGGCAAAGATTATTGCAAAAATATGACAGAAGAACAATTTTTGAACAATTTGAAAGAAGATTAAATCCCTCTGAACCTAAAAAGGATAGTAAGCTATCATTAAATCGTACTAATTCGACTAAAAACTCGAATTTTGTCTCTAATTGGTAAAAAAATGACTTTTCCTAAAACGATAAGAGCTGGAGATTATATTCAATGGAGAATACCTGCTTCACAAGATGTCTTTGGAAATGCAATAAGTAGTCCAGATTGGTCAGTTATTTATTACCTAAGAACTAACACAGCACCAACAGGTGTAACAGTTAATAGTTCAGCATATATAGATGGTTTTCAATTTACAATTGCTAGTAATGTAACTGCAACTTTTGCAAATGGAACTTGGTACTATCAAGCAATAGCTAATAAGTCAGGAGCAGAAAAACAGACAATAGCAACAGGTCAGTTTGAGGTTTTAAAATCATTAGAGTTTTCTGGTACTGCTGTTAATTATGATGGAAGATCTCAAGTAGAGAAAGATTTAGAAACTATTGAAACAGCTATAAGAAATATTATTAGTGGTGGAGTTATCCAAGAATATAAGATTGGCACAAGAACTGCTAAAAAATATGAGTTAGCTGAATTGTTAACTCTTAAGAGTCAATATAAAGTAGAACTTGTAAGAGAAAAACAAGCAGAGACAATGGCAAATGGTCTGGGCAATCCACGAGCAACATTTGTTCGTTTTGATGGAGCGTACTAATGGGAATTAGATCTAACATTGCAAATGCAGTAAAAAGAGTTTTAGGTTTTGGCAGTAATGCACAACCACTTAAAGGTCTTCGAGCATACCAAGGAGCATTAGTTTCTAGACTTACACAAGATTGGATGAGTAGTCAGTTAAGTGCTGATGCTGAAATTAGGAATAGTTTGCGTAAGCTAAGAGATAGATCCAGAGAACTTGTAAGAAATAATCCATATGCAAGACAAGCTAAAAGAACAACACAAATTAATATTGTCGGAACAGGAATGAAATTTCAATCTCTTGTTTTACAACAAAGAGGAGGGAAGAGAGATCAGAGAGTAAATAATCTTATAGAAGAAAAATGGGCAGAGTGGTCAGAAGCTAATAGTTGCGATTGTGCAGGTAAATATAGCTTTCATCAATTTGAATGGTTAGCAGCAGGTGCATTATGCGAATCAGGAGAAGCTATTTTTAGGATCGTAAGAAAACCATTTGGCGATTCTAATGTTCCTATTGCTTTGCAAATGATTGAAAGTGATTTGTTAGATGAAGAATATGATGACAAGTTACTAAATAAAAACAATGAGTGGAGAAACGGAGTAGAGGTAGATGAGTGGGGCAGACCTGTTAGATATGCAATACTTACAAAACATCCGGGCGATGCATATTATCTTGATTATTCTGCAAATCGTAAATTACATATCTTTATAGATGCAAAAGATATTATTCATTTATTCTTACCCGAAAGGCCTGGACAAAATAGAGGAGTACCTTGGTTTCATAGTGTGATGGCTGATATGCATCAGTTACAAGGATATGAAGAAGCTGCTGTTATCAGGGCTAGAGCAGGTGCAAGTATTATGGGATTTATTCAAAATGATCAAGGAGAACTGATTGGAGATGAGGTGCAAAATAATCAAAGAATACAATCCTTTAGTCCAGGAGAGTTTAGATATCTAGCTCCAAACGAGTCAGTACAGATACCTGATATCGATTATCCATCTCAGCAATATGAGATGTTTGTGAAAAATAAAATTAGACGTTTTGCTACAGGTATAGGTTGTAGCTTTGAAACTATCAGTAAAGATTTTTCTGAGACTAATTATTCAAGTTCAAGACTTAGTTTGTTAGAAGACAGAGAACATTGGAAGTTCTGTCAGAAGTATATGATTGATAATTTTCATTTCAGAATATTTAAAGAGTGGCTTGCATTATCAGTATTATCAGGCGATTTAGACTTTCCTGACTATACAGCTAATTCGAAAAGATATTGCAAACCAAGATGGACTCCACCTGCACAACATTATGTTGATCCATTGAAGGAAATTAGAGCATATCGTGAGGCAGAGCAAGCAGGTTATATGAGTAAGTCACAAGTCATAGCACAGACAAATGGTGGCGATTATGACGATATTGTTTCTGAGATCGCAAGAGAACAAGATGTCGCTGATAGTTTAGGAGTTACATTAGATAAAGATCTAGACTTAGAAGTAGAGATGGGTTCTGGAGATGTAAATATTACACCTCCTCCACCAAATAGATCTAAAAAAACACGCAAAAAGGCTGAGTAATCATGGCAAATGTAAGTGGCACAGAGATTAATTTAAAACCCACAGATGGGATGAAGACGGAGGCTAGACGATATAAAGAATGGAAAAAAGAAGGTAGGGCAGGTGGGACACAAGTTGCAGCAGTAAGAGCTACACAGATTATTAGTGGTAATGAGTTATCTGCTGACGTTGTTGTGAGAATGTTTAGTTTTTTTGCTAGACATGAAGTTGATAAAAAAGCAGAAGGTTTTAGTCCCGGAGAAAAAGGATACCCATCAAAAGGCCGAGTGGCTTGGGCAGCTTGGGGTGGGGACGCAGGTTTTAGTTGGAGTCGTAAAAAAGCTGCACAAATTAAAAAGGCAAGAGAAAGAGGAGAAGTTATAGATTTAGCAAGACCATATCCAAATGAACACGCAGCAACTATTACAAATTCTGAGGAATATGATACATTTAGGCGGTCTAACAATGAAGCCTCCCAAGGCATAGACTTTATATTTGGTATAAAGGATAATGAGGAGGGTGCTGAACTTCAATCAATTAGGTTCAGACTTTCTGAATATTCTGCCTCTGAAGCACAAGCTTGGCTTGAGAGAAACGAGTTTGAACCTATCAAGTTTGAACCTGCTACTAACGAAAAAACTATGGCTGAAACAACTAAAGTTGAAAAAAGAGCAGAACCTGATGCTTTAAAAACAGGCGATTTTGTATCTTGGAATGCTAGTGGAGGTCGAGCTAGAGGTAAGATCACAAAAATTGTAAGAGATGGACAGATTGATGTTCCTAGCAGTTCTTTTGTTATTAACGGAACAGCAGATGACCCTGCTGCTTTGATTCAAGTTTATAGAGATGGCGAATCCACCGATATATATGCAGGTCATCGATTTTCGGCACTTACAAAAATTGCCGATATTAGATCGATTGAGAATGGAGATAAGTTTGAGCGTAAAGAGGTTACGGACTTCAAAAACGTAAAAGCAAGAACATTTGAGTTTCCATTTAGTTCTGAATATCCTGTAAAAAGATATTTTGGTAACGAAATATTAAGTCATGAGGAAGGAGCAGCAGATTTAGCACGACTTAATGATGGCGGTGCTGTTCTGTTTAATCATGATATGAACAAACCTATTGGGGTAGTGGAGTCAGCTCGAATCGATCCAGAAACCAAACGTGGTTATGCAAAGATTCGTTTCTCTCGCAATAAGTTTGCATCTGAAATATTACAAGATGTCCAGGATGGAATATTAAGAGGTATTTCTTTTGGATATCAGATAAATGATATGGAAGAAGCAGAAGATGGCATGAGAGCCACCAACTGGTCAGTTCACGAACTATCAGTTGTAACTGTTCCAGCTGATCCAACTATTGGTTTTGGTAGAAGTTTGATAGAACCCTCACAAGGTAATAGTATTAGTATGGAACAAGAATCTCCTTCAGAGGAGATTAATTCTGCGGTTGAACCCGCATCAACAACAGTCCGAAACATGGAAGAATCAACTAAAGAAACTGCGGTTGATACGGCTCCAGCCGTTGAAATCGACATCAAAGCCGAAGTACAACGTGCTATTGATGAAAATAATGCTCGTACAGCATCAATCACTTCGTTATGTCGTGAGTTTGGAGAGTATGGAGCAGAACAGCTTGCTGATTCACTTATAAAGGGAAATAAAACTCCCGAAGAAGCAAAAGCAGCTATCCTCGATCTTGTTAAAAACAAGGCAGAGGTTCGTAATACACCCATTCGTTCTACTGACATGACAACTAATGAAGTTGGCTTAGACCAAAAAGAAATTAAGAGATTCTCTTTCTTAAGAGCATTAAACGCTCTAGCAAATCCAACAGATCGCCAAGCTCAAGAAGCAGCAGCTTTTGAGAGAGAGGTATCTGACGCAGCTTCTAAGAAGTATGAGAAACCTGCAAATGGAATTTTAGTTCCTAACGAAGTTTTAAAAAGAGACTTAAATGTAGGTACTGCAACAGCTGGTGGTAACTTAGTTCCAACAGAATTACTTGCAGGTTCATTCATTGACATTCTTAGAAAGAGAATGGCTGTGATGGCAACTAATCCAACAATGCTTACTGGATTGTCAGGTAACGTATCTATCCCCCGGATGACCTCAACCAGCACCGCTTATTTCGTTGGCGAATCGGGTTCTCCAACAGAAAGTCAGCAAGCTTTTGATCAAGTCAACATGACACCTAAGACAGTTGGTGCATTTGTTGATTACTCTAGAAGACTTCTTCTTCAATCTTCAATTGATGTTGAGGCAATGATTAGAGATGACATTGCAAAGGTTATTGCTACTAAGTTAGATAACGCAGCTATTTATGGTTCTGGTAGCTCAAACGAGCCACTTGGTATCAAAGATACAACTGGTGTAGGTACACAGACAATTACTACATTTGGTACATTTGCTGAGTACATCGGAATGGAGACAGACGTTGCAGCAGCTAACGCTGATGTAGCTAATATGTACTACCTAATCAATGCTTCTGCTAGAGGTGCATTGAAGTCAACAGAGAAGGCTACAAACACAGCACAGTTCGTGTTTGAGAACAATGAAATTAATGGCTATCCAGCTATTGTTTCTAATCAGCTTGCAAACAACGATGTTCTCTTTGGAGACTTCTCACAGTTTGTAATTGGTATGTGGTCTGGTTTAGATCTAACTGTAGATCCATATGCAAATGCAACAGCAGGTAGTGTAAGAATCATTGCATTACAAGATGTTGACTTTGCTGTTAAGCAACCAGGTGCATTCTGCTTCGGAACATAATATGAAGTTTAAATTGCTACGAGCAACAATGATAGCTGGAGTCCCTACGGACTCTGGTTCTATTGTTGATCTTGAACAGCAAAGTGGAGAGTATTTAGTAGCTATTGGAAAAGCTGAATTAGTTGTTGAAACTTGTGAAGCACCTACTGCTAGTACAGAACCAGAAGTCGAGTCAGAAGATGCCGATAGCGACAAGGTTGATTTTTCTCAAATGACAAAATCACAAATTGAAACTTATGGCCGTCAGTTAGGAATAGAACTCGATAGAAGACAAAACAAAACCGATCTAATTACAAAATTAGAAGAGTTTATTTCTACTCAGGAGGAATCTTAAAATGTCTGTTATTCAACAGAACTTAGAAAAACTTACTGTTGTTGCTGGTGTTGCTACTGCTGCTGTAACAAGCACAGCTACATCAAGTGCAATAGATCTTCTCGAATACGATGGAGATGTAATGCTAATTTTGGATAGTGCTGCTGGTGGCGGTTCTTCTCCAACATTAGATATTAAAATTACTGAATCTGATGCTTCAAGTGGTACATACACGGATTTATCTGGTGCTACTTTTACTCAAGTAACAGGATCTGCTTCAATGCAAACACTTACAATTAACAAAGATGAGTGCAAGCGTTATATCAAGATTGTTCAAACAATCGGTGGATCATCCCCAACCTTTACTTTTAGTATCAACTTAGTTGGTGTTAAAAAGTACGGCTAAAATATTTAGCCCTCATTTGAGGGCTTTTTTTTTCTCATGGCATTTACTGAAGATTTAGATATTTTTTTGGCAGACTTTGGAGATGCTGTTGAGTATCAGGGTGTTTTATACAAAGGAATATTGGAACAGCCAGATGAGATAGTTGCTGATGGTTTAGTAATGACAACTGACTATGAATTAACAGCAAAAACTTCTGAGTTAGGATCTTTAGTTTTTGATGATGTTGTAAAAGTAAATTCAGAAAATTATAAAGTTAGGAGTGCAAGAAAAATAGATGATGGTAGTTTTTGTTTAGTAAGCTTAACTAAAACATAATCATGGCAAGTAAAAGAGAACAGATTATAGCTGCATTAAAAACAACCCTTGCAGGTACTACAGGAGTATCTACTCGGATTTATAGATCACGAATAGAACCTATAACAAATGGAGAGTCCCCTGCAATTGTTATAGAACCTGTTACTGATGAGCCATCTATAAATAGTTCAAGTTATTTAAAAATAGATTGGACTTTGCGTATAAGGATTGTTGTTATTGTCAGAGGTACTATCCCTGATAATGTTGGAGATCCAACTGTAGAAAGTTTATTTACAAAAGTACTTAATGATCCAACTGTTGGCGGTCTTGCAAAAGACATAAGACCAGCGACTCAGACATTTGAAGTTTTAGATGCAGATCAACCAGCAGGTCTTATAACCTGTGAGTTTGAGATCGATTACAGAACTTCATATAACAGTTTGAGTACATGATTTATAATTAGGTCATACCCTAACAACCCCAAGCGTTTAATATGGAGTATGAAATCCCAAATGAGGGTGGAACTTACATCCTTAATCCTAAAACTGGCAAGGCAAAGCTAGTTCAACAAACAAAACAAGCTGAACCACCTACAGAGGTAACAACTGATGGCACTACTGACAAGAAAGAGAGTAATTCTGATTGAAACAGAAAGTTCTTATGGAACTGATCCTACACCAGCAGCAACAGATGTAGTATTAGTAACTGATCTGAGTATTACACCACAATCAAGTGATGTTGTTAACAGAGATGTTGTTAGACCATATCTTGGTTCATCAGAACAGCTTTTAGCAAACACTAGAGTTGAATGTACTTTCAGCGTAGAACTTGCAGGGTCTGGAACCGCCGGGACAGCCCCTAGATACGGAAGTGCTTTAAAGGCCACTGGACTCTCGGAGACAGTTGCAAGCGGAACTTCTGTCACTTACGCTCCTGTTTCAAGTAGTTTTTCATCAGTAACTATTCATTACAATGTTGATGGTGTAAGACATAAAGTTACTGGTTGCCGAGGAAGTTTTACGATTTCAGCCGAGGTAGGTTCAATCCCAACTATTGATTTCACTTTTACTGGAATCTACAATGCCCCTACTGATACTGCTCTACCTACTGTTACTTATGGTAATCAAGCGACACCATTAATTTTTAAAAATGGAAATACTACTGGTTTCCAACTTTTATCTTATGCAGGTGCATTACAATCTTTAACTATGGATCTAGGTGTATCTACAGTTTATAGAGAACTTGTTGGTGGCACAAAAGAAGTTATTGTTACAGATAGAGCATCTAACGGATCAGTAACTATAGAAGCACCAACGATTGCACAGAAAGATTATTTTACGGCTGCTTTAACAGATTCATCATTAGGTAACTTGCAGTTTTTACATGGAACAACAGCAGGGAATAAAGTACAACTTACAAGTACTAAGGTTGATATAGGAGATGTCAATTATGGAGAGATGGATGGAGTAGCGATGCTTGAGATTCCATATACACTTGTTCCAAGTGCAGCTAATAATGAATTCAGCTTAATATATACATAACTATTGACTTCCTAGCTAAAGTATAGAAGTATATATATTATTTAGTTTTTATGGCATTTGTTCGTAAAAAGACTAAGGTTTACCCTTGGCCTGTGGAAGTAGAACGTCCTTCTGAGACAATACCGGGCGAGTTTGAGAAAACATCATTTACAGGAAAATTTGCACGATTATCAAGAACAGAATTAAATAAATTTGAGGACGAAGATGAGTATTCCGCTTTGTCAAAAATTTTAGTTGGTTGGGAAGATGTCAACGAGGAGGATGGTACTCCTATATCTTTCAGTAAAACAATGTTAAAAGAGTTTGCAGAAGATACAGATTTTGTTGCAGCAGTTTTAGCAGCATTTAAAAAATTCTATGCAAATGCACAAGTGGGAAACTAACTGATGCTGCCATATACTGGGCTTCGGGTGGCAAACAGATAATAGATAGTACCGAGGAAGATGCAAAAGCATTCGGTATCAAAATAGAGAAGCAACCAGAGGTAAGTACTGATTTTGAAGTATGGGATGATAATTGGGAAATTGTTATGATGTTTTTAAGAATCCAAACACAATGGAATATGTCCTTTGGAGGTGTAGTAGGATTAAAATACGAGGTTCTATTGCTTGCTGGAGGTCTATTTGACCTTTACAATGTAGAAAACCGCCAAGAAATGTTAGAGGGCTTACAACTTATGGAATCTGTAGCTCTTCGTGAGATAAATAAGGAGAAGAAGAGTGGCTAAAAAGCTAGAAACTTTTACTATATCTATTGATTTAAAAGGGTTAAAAGATCTTACAGGTTTACAGCGACAATTAAAAAATTTAGAAAAAGTATCAAAACCTGTAGAGGGTAGTTTTAAGTTATTAACAAGAAGTATTAAAGATGTAAGTAAATTTACACCAAGAACAATAAGTCAATTTAAACAGAAGGAGAGAACATTAAAAGCATTAAGAGAAGAAGTTAAAGCAGGTGGTGTAGCTTTTAAAAGATTAGGAAGAGAAATAGAAGCTAATCGAAAGAAATTACAATCTTTTAATCAAACTCAACCAAAAGGATTCTTTGGAAAACTTAAGTCTTCTAAGTTTGGAGTTGGAGGTAGAGCAGCACTTGGTGCAATGGCTGGTTCTATGGCAGGTAACTTTGGAGCTACAGGTCAGATGGCTCTTACAGGTGCTGCTTTGGGAGGCCCAGCAGGTGCAGCTGCTGGTCTTGCTATTGGAAGTGTAGTAGATACTGTAAAAGCAGCTAGTGCTGCTGCACAATATTCTGCACAAATACAAAAGTTAGAAGTTGCATTGAAAGGTGTAACTAAAAGTCAGAAGGAATTTGAAAAAGCACAAAAAATAATTTCTAATACATCAAGAAGATTAAATGTACCATTAGGGGCAGCCACAAAACAATTTACTACTTTATCTGCATCTGTTATTGGTGCTGGTGGAAATGTAGATGATGCTGAAAAAGTGTTTAAAGGTGTATCTGAGGCTATAAAAGCAACAGGTGGAGATGCTGAAGATGTACAATCTGCGATACGAGCAATGTCGCAAATCTTCGGTAAAGGCAAGGTGTCGGCTGAAGAATTACAGGGCCAACTGGGTGAACGCTTACCAGGAGCCGTGGTTAAATTTGCAACAGCAACAGGACGAACATTACCTGAGTTACAGAAAGACTTGAGAGATGGAACTGTTGGTCTAAATGATGTTATGAAGTTTGTTGTCAAACTTAGCGAGGATCATGCTGACGCTGCTGAGAAGATGGCAAATTCTCAAGCAGATGCAGGTCAGAAAATGTCAGTTGCATTAAGAGAACTACAAAAAGAATTTGGAGATTTATTTGTACCAGTAGGAGCGATGATACAAAGATTTATTGCAGGTATGGCAAATGCACTTACAGCAGTAATTAAATTCTTTAAAGGTGTTAAGAAAGAAAGCAATGAAATGGCTGCACAGGAATTTGCTTTGGAGCAAGTTGGAGGTACAGATGCTTTAACTAATATGGGTAAACGTAGACTTTCAAAAGGGGCTGCTTTTGATGAAAGCTTTTTAAAAGCTGACAAAAGAGGTCAATTCAGTTTTATTAAAGACCAACGCTTAGATTTCTTAAATAAAGAAGACGAAGATACACCAAGTAAATTTGATGATCCTGTATCAGAAGACAAACTTAATGAAAAACTTGCAAAACGTCAGTTACAACTAGGATTAATAACTCAAGAAAAATTTGATCAATTAGCACTTGATAGAGAAGCACAATTAATTTTTGATGAAATGTCAGAAATACAAGGAGAAAAATTTAAACTCACACTTGATGAGATAAAACAAAAACTAAAAGACAATAAACAAGAAACATTTAATTTCAAAGAAGAATTAAAAAAAGTTGCAGAATCTGCAATGGATTTAAAATCGCAGATTGGGGAACTTGCAGTAAATGCTGTAAATAAACTTGCGGATGGTTTTGTAGAACTTGCAATGACAGGTAAAGCAAGTTTTGGCGATTTAGCAAGATCAATATTAGCTGATTTACAAAGGATGATATTAAAAGCATTATTTTTTAAAGCGTTATTTGCATTAGCACCAGGATTACAAAGTTTCTTAGGATTTGAAAAAGGTGGTGTTGTTAATAGTGCTAAAGGTAATGTATTCGCAGAAAATAAAGTTGTACCATATGCGTCAGGGGGTGTAATTGATAAGCCAGTAATTTTTCCAATGGCAAAAGGGATGGGCTTAGCTGGGGAATCTGGACCCGAAGCTATACTTCCGCTGAAGAGAGGTAGAGGAGGCAGATTAGGAGTTGAATCTTCTGGTGGAGTTGGTAATGTTGTGGTAAATGTAGATGCATCAGGTTCTAGTGTTGAGGGGGATGATGCTCAAGCATCAGCACTTGGAAAGATGTTAGGGGCTGCTGTACAAGCCGAACTTGTTAAAGCAAAACGACCAGGAGGCATACTAGCTTAATCAATGGCAAACTTTAATACCACAGTAAATTTAGAACCTGATTTTGGGGTAACAAAAACCTCAAAGCCGATAAAACGTGTACTACGCTACGCTGATGGATATGAGCATCGTTTAAATTTTGGGTTGGCTGCACACCAAAACCCTAAAGTATATTCTCTTACTTTTGAAAATATTACTGAAACACAAAGCGACACAATTGAAGGATTTCTTGACGCTCGTGCTTTAGATAGTGCAAGTTTTGATTTTACACCTCCTAATGATGTACAGGGAAAATATGTTTGTGATAATTGGACAAAACGTATTCCTTTTCCTAATAGAGCAACAATAAACGCAACATTTAGACAAGTTTTTGAACCTTAGATAACTAATGGCTACAGCACCTGTTTTTAGTGACATACAATCTATTAATCCTTCAGCGATTATTGAACTATTTGTTCTTCAATTAGATAATGCTATACATGGTGCAAATACTACATATCGTTTTCATGCAGGTAGTAATTTAAATGCAAATGGTAAAATTGTATGGGCTGGGAATGATTATTTAAGATTTCCAATAAAAGTAGAAGGATTTGCTTTTCAACGTGGACAATTACCTCGCCCAACATTATCAGTATCTAACCTTGGACTTGGATCAGTTGATGCATTGTCAATATCAGCACTACTTCTAACTGTTAATGAAACAACACCGGGCAATGATTTAGCAGGTGCTTCTATTACAAGAATAAGGACACTAGCAAAGTTTATAGATGCAGTAAATTTTGCTAATGGTCAAAATGCAACTGCTGATAATACTGCTGAGTTTCCAAGAGAAGTTTATTATATTGATCGCAAATCAGGAGAAAATAGAGATGTTGTTAGTTGGGAACTTGCTGCTGTTTTTGATCTTGCTGGAGTAAGAGTTCCTAAACGTCAATGCACTCGTCAAATTTTTCCTTCTATTGGTACTTTTAGATGATTTGGAAAGAAGCAGCTTTAGCTCATGCAAAATCAGAAGATCCTAAAGAATCTTGTGGTCTTTTAATAAATGTAAGGGGTAAAGAAAAATATTATCCTTGTCAAAATTTAGCTATAACAAACCATCAAGAGTTTATTTTAAATCCAGAAGATTATGTGAAAGCTGATAATTTAGGCGAAATTACAGCAATAATTCATAGTCATCCTGTTACACCACCAACTCCAAGTCAAGCAGATAAACTAGCTTGTGAGCATAGTAATTTACCTTGGTATATTGTAAACCCAAAAACTGAGCAATGGGCTTCTTTATCTCCGACAGGATATAAAGCACCATTGATTGGTAGGCAATGGGTATGGGGTGTAACTGATTGTTGGTCATTAGTTCGTGATTACTATAAAGAAGAAAAAAATATTGAATTATTAGATTATGAAAGATCAATGTTACCAGAAGAATTTATTCAAAAACCTTTATTTGAAAAATATGCAGAAAGAACAGGTTTTAGAGAACTTGATAAAGAAGAGAAATTAGAAACAGGAGATGTTTTGTTGATGTCTATATTGCATCCAACCTTAAATCATGTGGCTATTTTCTTAGGAGATATGGTTTTGCATCATTTAGCAGATAGACTATCTTGTAGAGAGCCTTACTCTGAATGGTTGTTAAAATGCACAGGCAAGAGGTATCGATATGATGCGTAATATTGTTTTACATGGAGATTTAGGTAAATTTATAGGCCATAAAAATCTTGAGGCAAAAGTATCAACTGTTGCTGAATGCGTAAGATTTTTAATAACTAATTTTCCTCAAGCAGAGGCTTATATGGCAAGAAGATATTACAAAGTAATTTTAAAAGGAGAAGATATAAATCAAGATGAGTTACATAATCCAATAGGTCAAGCTGAAATTAATATTGTTCCTGTAATCTCAGGTGCTGGCGGTAATTTTGGAAAAATATTTTTAGGTGTTGCATTAATAGGTGCTTCATTTCTTTTTCCCGGAGCAGGGATGTTTGGAACTACAAGTTTATTTGGGGCAGGTGCAGGTGCAGGTATAGGAACAACAATTGGTACGGCATTATCTGCTGTTGGAGCAGTTATGGTTTTACAAGGTGTAAGTGGGATGTTATTTCCTTTACCCGAAGAGCCTGATTTTTCTAGTGAGGGAGATCCTAGAATATCATTTAATTTTTCTGGAACTCAGAACACATCACGAGCTGGAACTCCTGTTCCAATTGTATATGGAGAAATTTTTACAGGTTCTGTCGTAATTTCTGCTGCTATAGATACTGAGCAGGTACAAGCATGACGAAAGATAATACAAAAATTATTCGTGGTGCAGGTGGCCCTCCTCCTCCTCCTCCTCCTCCAACTAGAACTCCTGACACATTACATAGTAGGCAATTTGCTACTATTCAAGATTTAATATCTGAAGGGGAAATAGAAGGATTTGCAACTGCCTCAAAAGAGAATAGAACTAAAGGTACAACTGCTTATAATAATGCTGCTTTAAAAGATATTTTTTTAAATAAAACTCCTGTTTTAAAATCTAATGCAAATTCAGCAAATCCTTTAAGTACTGATTTTAATTTTCAAGAAGTAACATTTGTTCCAAGATTTGGAACTTCTAATCAAACATTTATACCAGGCATACAAAGTAGTGAGTCTCCTACTGCTGTAGGAGTAACTGTCACAGCTTCAACTCCTGTAACAAGACAGATATCGAATACAAATGTTGATGCTGTAAAAGTCACACTTACATGGCCTAATTTACAGAAAATTACTGATGGAGGAGATATTTTAGGTACTACTGTGGAATATAAAATACAAATACAATATAACTCTGGAGGTTTTAGTGATCTTGTAAGCACTAGCGTTAGTGGAAGATCTGCTGATGCATACCAAAGGGATCACAGAATAAATTTAACAGGAGCTTTTCCTGTTGATGTGAGAGTTGTAAGAGTTACAGCAGATGCTGCGGATAGTAATACTGCTGACAGTTTTCAATTTACTAGTTTCTCAGAAATTATTGATGTGCAATCTGCATATCCAAATAGTGCATATTCACATCTAAGACTTGATTCTCAACAATTTACTTCTATACCTCAACGTATGTTTAGGATAAGAGGTATAAAAGTTCGTATCCCCGGAGCAGGTGCATCTAATTCTGGTACACCTGATGTAGACCCTGCTACTGGAAGAATACGTTATCCAACTGGCTACATATTTAATGGAACGATGGGTGCTGCTGTTTGGACTTCGTGTCCAAGTATGATTTTGCTTGATCTTTTAACTAACACTAGGTACGGACTAGGAGATCACATTACAGATTCGAATTTAGATTTATTTAGTTTTGTTGCTGCATCTAGGTATGCTAATACATTAGTTGATGATGGAACAGGAGCAGGTACTACCGAAGCTAGATTTAGTTGCAATGTAAATATACAGAAAGAGAGTGAGGCTTTTGATGTAATTAATGATTTATCTAGCGTTATGAAATGTATGCCAATATGGACGGCAGGTGCTATAACAATTACTCAAGATAAACCAACAGATGCAAGCTATTTATTTAATTTGTCAAATATAACTTCAAATGGTTTTTCATATACAGGTAGCAGTTTAAAACAAAGACATTCTGTGGTTAAAGTAGGCTACTTTAATATGGACTCGCAAGAAATAGATTATGAGATTGTTGAAGATAGTGATGCGATAAGTAAATTTGGGGTTTCAATTAAAAATATAAAAGCATTCGGTTGCACTAGTCGCAATCAAGCTGCTCGTCTTGGACGCAGTATTCTTTTTGCTGAACAGAGAGAGTCAGAGGTAATTTCATTTACAACATCTATAGATTCAGGTGCAATTGTTAGACCAGGAACTGTTATAGAAGTAAATGATCCTGTTAGAGCAGGTTTACGTAGAGGAGGAAGATTAAAAAGTGCAAGTTCATCTACAGTTGTAACTGTTGATGATACTAGTGCAACTGATCTTGCTCTCGATGACAATGGCAACCCTACAGGTAATGCAACTATATCTATAATTTTACCTGATGGAAGTTTAGAAGTTGGAACTATATCTGCGGTATCAGGTGGACAGATCACAGTAAATAGTGTTCAAAGAGCTGATGGGACTACTGCTTCTTCTTTTTCTCAAACTCCCAATGCTAATACAGTTTGGTTAATACAAAATACACTATTACAAGCACAATTATTTAGAGTAATAACGGTTGAAGAACAAGACGATGTTACATATCAAATTTCAGCTTTATCTTATATTCCAGGCAAATATGCTTTTATTGAAGACGGAACACCATTACAGACTCGTACAGTAAGTATATTGTCAGGATTAAAAGATCCTCCAGGTAACTTAGATATTGAGGAAACAACTGTAGTTATTAACAGCATCGCAAGAAGTAAAGTAATCATTAGTTGGAAACCTGTTTTAGGTGTAGCAAAATATTTAGTGACTTATAAATTTGAAGAGGGAAATTATGTTTCTGTAGAGACTTATTCTCCTGATGTAGAGATTTTAGATACACAGAAAGGTACTTATGAAGTACAGGTATTTTCATATAATGCACTTTTGCAGTTATCATCTACTGCATCTACAGCAAACTTTACTGCTATTGGTAAAACAGCTTTACCTGATAATGTGCAAAATTTAAGTATTGAGCCTGTAAACGAGCAATTTATAAGATTAAGATTTTCGCAATCAACTGCTATAGATGTTTTACATGGTGGAAGAGTTTATGTAAGACATTCGAATTTAGCAATTGGATCTGCTACTTTCCAAGCAGCACAAGATGTTATTGAGGCTGTTGCTGGATCAGCTACCGAGGCAATTTGTCCAGCACTTGCTGGAACTTATTTAGTAAAATTTCAAGATGATGGTGGCAGATTTAGTCAAACAGAAGCAAAAGTTAGCCTATCAACAGTACAGATAACTGATGAAATAACTGTAAAAACAGATAGAGAAGATACTGATTCAACTCCGTTTAATGGGACAAAATCTAATGTTCAATATAGTAGTGCTAAAGGCGGTTTAATACTCACTAACCCAGTATCTAATTCAACTGGTACTTATGATTTTGTAGATACTTTAGATCTTGGAGGAGTCTTTTCTTTATCAATAACAAGACATTTTCAAGGAGTTGGATTTTACACAGGAGATCTTTTTGATAACAGAACAGACTTGATAGATACTTGGACAGATTTTGATGGTTCTATAGCAAACGATGCAAATGCAAGATTAGCTGTAAGAACTTCTACTGATATGAGTTCTTACTCAGATTTTAATGATGTTGCGAATGGTATTTTTAAAGGTAGAGGTTTTCAATTTAGAGCAATACTTGAAACTGCTGATACTGCACAAAATGTAAACTTACAACAATTAGGTTATCAAGCGTTTCTTAAATCTAGAACAGAACAAAGTGCTGTAATAGCGTCAGGATCAGCAGCTAAAAATGTTACTTTTGCTAATGCTTTCTTTGTTGGAACGTCTGCATTAGGAAATTTAAATAATTTTCTACCAGTTGTAAATATCTCGCCTCAAAATATGGCAACAGGCGATTTTTTTGAGTTAAGTAACATCTCTGGAACTGGTTTTACAGTTCATTTTAAAAATTCAAGTAATGCTAGTATTAACAGGAACTTTACTTTTACTGCTGTTGGTTTCGGTAAAGGAGGGTAAACTTAGTAAAAATAGTATTTAACTATGGCTGACGTTGCAAATTACACAATAGAAAATAACTCAGGAGCGAATGTAAGAATCGATTTGAATAGTGTTTTTGCTGCAATACAATCTTTAAATTCGAAAAACACAGATTTAGCTACTAGTCAATGTGTAGCTGGTATGCCGTTTCTTAATACAACAACAAATATTTTAAAGATTAGAAATTCAACAAATGGTGGATTTACTGAGATTGGAAATATAGATACTGCTAATTTAGGTCTTCTTCCAGCAGGTGGTGGAACTATGACTGGTGCTTTATTAGGACATGATGGTTCTACTGCTGCTGCACCTGCATTTAGTTTTGATACGGATACAGATTTAGGTTTGTTCAGAAAACAAGCCAACATTATGGGATTTAGTTCTGCTGGAACTGAGCAGATGATTTTTGATGCAAATGGTATAACATTAAGATCACAAAACGAAATTAGATTTGGAGACTCAGATAGTAGTCATTATATTGCCATAAAACCACCTGCTACTGTTACAGCAAACAAAACAATAACTCTACCTAGCGAAACAGGAACACTTTTAACTACTGCATCAACAATTAATACAAGTCAATTATCAGGTGCTTCTGTAACTATTGGCTCGACTTCCGTTGCTCTTGGCGGTACTGCAACAACGCTTACTGGAATAAGTGAATTAACAGTTACTACCTTAAATGCAACAAACCAAAATGTTTCAAATATCAAAAATTCAAGTGGTGGAAATCAATCAACTGCTGACCAAATTTATCAAGGAAGAGCAAAAGCATGGGTTAATTTTAATGGCACTAATACAACAATAAGAGATGATTTTGGTGTTACAAGTATTGGCGATCATGGACAAGGTATTTATCAAGTAAATTTTGATTCTAGTTTTTCAAATACAAATTATGCCCCTGTTGGATTTGTACACAGAAATGGGTCAACTGGAAACAAAGTCCTAGCTCATATTGATACTTTAAGCCAACAAAATGCTGCTAGTTATAGATTTATGGTGTCAGGTACAAATAATGCTGCAAATGTTGGATTAGTTGCAATTGATGTTCAATATGTTTTTCTAAGTTTCTTTGGCGATCAATAGTAAATAGGATATACTGAAGAAAAAAAGCTATGGCAAATTCTGATAAAAGGATTATCTATATTGATGATGATGGTAGTGTTGCAGTTATAATACCGTCTGACAACTGTAGTCTTTCTGTTGAGGAAATACAAGCCAAAGACGTGCCTGACGGAAAAACAAGTTATATAGTTGACGCAACTGAAGTTCCAAGTGATAGATCGTTTAGAGATGCTTGGACTTATACACCATAAATCATGTCTTTAGTAAAAATAACAAGTGAAGGCATTACAGATGGAAGTATAGTAAATGCTGATTTACATTCTGCTGCGAATATTGCGTCAAGTAAACTTGCAGACTCAGGAGTAACTGCTGGTTCGTATGGTTCTGCAACAGCAATACCAGCTGTAACAGTTAATGCAAAAGGAATTATTACAGAAGTTTCTACAAACTCAGTTAACACAACAACAAACTTAGGAATATCAACAGCAACGGATTCTGTAACCGTAACAAGTAGCACAGGAAACAACGCACAAATAAGTGAAGCTTCTAGCTCGGCTGCTGGTGTCATGTCAGTTGCTCATCACGATAAACTTGATGGCATTGAAGCGTCAGCCACAGCGGATCAAACAGGCACAGAAATAAGAGCCTTATTAGCAGCTACTAGCAACACAAATATTTTTAATGACTCACATCTTTCAAAATTAAACGGAATTGAAGCTAATGCGACTGCTGATCAATCTGCTAGTGAGATTCTCACATTACTTAAAACGGTAGACGGAAATGGCTCTGGGCTAGACGCTGATACTTTAGATGGCTTAAATTCATCAAACTTTGTTAGAACAGATACTAGCAGCACAATTAATGGAGTGCTTGGTATTGGTGGTACATCAGTAAGTGGTAATGAAGGCGGAGAAATGCACATAACATACTGCCCAAATACATCTTTAAATGGTAGTTTTATTGTGTTCGATCAAGTAGTAGATTCTATTAGATTTTTTGAACATAGCGGTAATAATAGAGGTTTTTATTTAGATTTCACTACTGCTGGTAATAGTGTTAGTTCAAAAATTTGGCACTCTACAAATGATGGTGCTTCTAGCGGATTGGATGCGGATTTATTGGATGGTCAACATGGCTCGTATTATTTAAATTACAATAATTTATCAAACAGACCAACAATACCGACTAACAATAATCAGCTAACAAATGGGGCTGGTTATATTACTTCAGCGTCAGATAATACAAAATTACCTTTATCTGGTGGAGAACTTTCTGGCGATTTAATTACTCATAATGTTAGACCAGATGGCAATGGCAACAGAAATCTAGGAACATCATCATATAGATGGGCAAACATATACACAAGTGACCTAAACTTATCTAACGAAGGTGGTAAAAATGACGTTGACGGAACTTGGGGAAGTTTTACTATCCAAGAAGGTGCGGAAGATTTATTCTTGATTAACAAACGCAATGGCAAAAAATATAAAATTAATTTAACGGAGGTGTCTTAATGGCTTTTTTTGGAGACAATGCTTGTACTGCTTGGGTAAATTTCAACGGACAAGGAACAGTAAGTATTCGTGATGATTATAACGTCAGTAGTATTACAGATCATGGTAGTGGAGACTATACTGTGAACTTCTCAACCAATAGGGCTAATAGTAATTATGCGGTTGCTTTAGCTTTTAAATCTTCTACTAACCACCAAACATCTGGAGCAGCAAGAGAGATGATTAGGATGACAGGTTCAAGTGGATATACTTCTAGTGGTTTTAGAATTATTAATAGTAATGTTATGGCACAGGCAGCCTATGACCCTGTAATTTTTTGTGCCGTTGTTTTTGGTGGTTAGTAACAGTTTTTAAGATATACTAAAAGAAAAATAGACAAAATCATGGGATTTGGAGTAGACATGGCGAAAGCCAAAGAATTACATAGAAAGAATATTAGAATTTCAAGAGCAGAAAAGTTTACAGAACTTGATGTGCAATTTCAAAGAGCAATAGAAACAAATAACACTTCAGAACAAGCTAGTGTCGCAGCGAAAAAACAAGTATTAAGGGATGCCCCTGCTGATTCAGCTATAGATGCAGCAACAACAACTGATGAATTAAAAGCACAATGGAAAACTGATATACTAGGGGCAACTCCATATAGCTAATGGCAATTACACCCGGTGTCTATAACATGACAGTTCAAAGGCGATCAGACCATAGCGTTCAACTCGTCTTTAAGGATTCTAGTAATAATGCAATCGACTTAACAGGTTATACAGTAGAAGCTCAAGTATGGGAAGAAACTCGCACTACAAAATATGCTGATTTTGCTGTTACCTATACAGATAGAGCTAATGGAAAAATAGATATAGCACTTACAGATACCCAAACTGCAACATTTATACCATTGATTTTGAAATATGATGTTTTATTGACCAACCCTAGTGGGTTAAAAGAGTATTATTTAGAAGGGAACATAAATGTAAGTGAAGGTTACACAGCATGACCTCAGTTAACGTCACAAATTTAAAAAATACTGTCACAGTAAATGAGGGCGATACAACTGTTGTCAATGTAATCACGCAAGGGCCACAAGGAGCTAAAGGTCTTGATCTAGATGAAACATCTAAGGTTAATGGTTCTGTCATTTACTATGACTCAAGTTCTGCTAAATTTAAAGCAGATGCAACAACTACCAAACTAACACTCGTTGACGGGGGTAATTTTTAGCAATGGCTAACACAATTCGTATAAAAAGATCTACAGGATCATCTGCACCAGGAGCGTTAGCCAATGCAGAACCTGCGGTATCAGAAGCTAATGAGATTCTTTATTATGGTAAGGGTACCGGGGGTGCTGGAGGTTCTGCAACAAGTATTATAAAAATTGGTGGAAAGGGTGCTTTTTGGGATAAAGATACAGTAAGAGCAGCCAACGCTGTATTAGCTGGACCTGCAAGTGGTAGTGATGCAGCACCTGATTTTAGAGCATTAGTAGCTGCTGATATTCCATCTGTAGCACACACCAAAATATCTGATTTTGATGCAGGTGTAAGAGCAAATAGACTTGATCAAATGGCTGCTCCTACAGCGAGCGTAAGCCTTAACTCTCAAACTATTACTAACTTAGCTGACCCTGTAAATACACAGGATGCTGCAACTCGTGGTTTCGTTGAGGCTACTGCACAAGGACTTGACGTTAAAGACTCATGCGTAGCAGCAACAACAGCAAATATTACAATAGCTACAGCTCTTAATAATGGAGATACACTTGACGGAGTAACACTAGCAGATGGAAATAGAGTTTTAGTTAAAGACCAAAATACTGCATCACAAAATGGTATTTATGTAGTCGGCTCTTCTCCATCAAGGGCAGCAGATTTAGCTGCTGGCTCAGACGCTGCTGGAATGTTTACTTTTATTGAGCAGGGAACAGTAAACGCAGATAATGGCTTTGTTTGTACGAGTAACAAGGGATCAGCGGTTACAGGGACGAATAATCTTACATTCGCTCAGTTTTCGGGAGCTGGTCAAATTACTCCCGGAGATGGCTTAGATAAATCTGGTAATACACTTTCTGTTGATCTAAAAGCTAATGGTGGACTTAGAATTGAATCTTCTGAAATCGCTGTTAATCTTTCTGCTAGTTCTATATCAGGAACTTTAGCGGTATCTGATGGGGGTACAGGAAGTACAAGTGCATCAGGTGCAAGAACAAATTTAGGACTTGTTATAGGCACAAATGTTCAAGCTTATGATGCAGAGTTAGCTGCTATTGCTGGATTAACTTCAGCAGCAAATAAACTCGCATATTTTACAGGATCAGGAACTGCTGCGGTTACTGATTTTACGGCTTTTGCTAGGACAATTTTAGATGATGCAAATGCTAGTGCTGTAAGAACAACTTTAGGAGTTGTAATTGGAACTAATGTACAAGCTTATGATGCAGACCTAGATAATCTTTCTGGTTGCCAAACAGGAGCTTCCGCAGCTTTAGCAGCTTTAACATCAACAGAAGTTGAAATTTTGGATGGTGCAACAGTTACTACTGCTGAACTGAATATTTTAGATGGAGTAACAGCTACAGCTTCTGAATTGAATATTTTAGATGGAGTTACTTCTACAGCCTCAGAAATAAATGTTTTAGACGGAATCACATCTACAACTGCTGAATTAAATATTGTAGATGGAAATACATCTGCTACTTCCACAACTCTTGCAACAGCAGATCGCATTGTCGTTAATGATAATGGCTTAATGAAACAAGTCGCATTATCTGATTTGGTTACATTTTTAGAAGATGGTTCTACTTCTGGGTTCGACATAGACGGAGGTACTTACTAAAATCAAACCATAGGGAGGTAAGTAAATGTCTAACACAATTAGAATTAAAAGAGGTAGTGGAAGCGATCCAGTAGCAAATGATATGGTTCTTGGCGAACCAGTACTACGAACTGATACGGCAGAGTTATTTTTTAAGAAAGATGATGGTTCAGTAGCAAAAGTATCAGGTGGTGGCGGTGGCCCTGACTTTAAATATTTAGAATTAAGAAATGCAGCAAATAATGGAGCAGCAAGCTATCCAGGTAATGACTTTACTCTCGTATCTGCTGGAACAACGAGTCCAGTTACTCCAGTAGCTGCAAACACATTATTAGTAAGTGTCTCAGGTGTTATACAAAAACCAAACGCTGGAACTTCAACAAGTGGTATAACAGGATTTATTGTTGATGGTTCAAGACTAAAAACTGCAACCAACCTCCCTGCTGCACCTGATTTTATCCTCTATCAAGAGTCAGGTGGTATCGGAGAGCCAAGTGACAATACTGTCTCAACAGACAAAATTATTAATGGGGCTGTTACAACACAAAAAATAGCAAATGGAACTATTGTCAATGAGGATATAAGTGCAAGTGCAAGCATAAGTGGATTAAAAGTTGCTCCTAGTTTTGGAAATCAAAATATAATAACAACTGGAACTTTTGCTTCGGGCAATCAAACAATTACGTCAACTGCACCAAGTATTCAGTTTACTGATTCAAATAGTAGTCCTAATTATCAAATAAAAGTTGATCTTGGAGCTTTTGCTATAAAAGATGCGTCTGCTGGAGCAAATAGATTAACTGTTGATTCATCAAAAATTGTTTCAAAATTAAATCACGATTTTGATGCTGGTATTGATGTAACAGGAAATATCACTGGAACTGCTGATCTGACCATTGACACCAATACTTTACACGTTGACTCTACTAACAATCGGGTTGGCATAGGAACCAACTCCCCCTCTGTATTACTTGATTTAGAAAGTGCTGCACCAACAATTAAATTTACAGATAGTGATGCTTCGGGAACACCCGAATCTGAAATAAGTGGTGCAGGTGGAGATTTGGTTTTAAGTGCAGATAAAGATGACGAAAAAGCAAGTACACAAATACTGGGAAAAATAGATGGTTCTACAAAACTCACAATAGCTGAGAATACAACGACAATTGCTAACAATTTAGATTGTAGTTCTGGTATTGATGTAACAGGGAATATAACAGTATCAGGCACAGTAGACGGTAGAGACTTGGCAACTGATGGCTCAAAACTTGATGGAATTGAATCAGGTGCTACCGCAGACCAAACAGCAAGTGACATAAAAACATTATTAAATAGTAGTGGTCTTGTTAATGCTCAAATAGATGCAAGTGCAGCGATAGCTGGGTCAAAGATTTCTCCTCAATTTGGATCGCAAAATATAACAGCAACAGGAAATCTCTCACTATCAGGGGGAGACATAACAATAACTAGCCTTTCTCCGACAATAAATTTAACTGACAGCAATGCTAATGATGATTTTAAAATTGAAGTTAATAGTGGTAGTTTTAAAATTATTGATGCTACAAACAGCAATGATAGGTTTGCTATAGATTCTTCTGGAAATATTACTGCCTCTGGAACTTTTACTACTGGAAGTAATGTTATAACTGGCAATATAACAATATCAGGTACAGTTGATGGTCGTGACGTAGCTAGTGATGGATCGAAACTTGATGGTATTGAGTCAGGAGCTACTGCTGACCAAAGTGCCTCAGAAATTAAAACTGCCTATGAATCAAATAGCAATACAAACGCTTTTACTGATGCTTTGTTGTCAAAATTAAATGGAATTGCTGCTTCTGCTACTAATGTTACTAATAATAATCAGCTTACAAACGGTGCAGGTTATTTAACTTCTGTTAACACTTCAAATATCACTAACAATGCTGTTTCTTTAGATAAACTTGTAGATATTGCTCAAAATAGAATAATTGGTCGAATTGCTAGTGGTTCTGGAGATGCTACGACTTTAACTCCTGCTAATGTCAGGTCAATGATAAACGTAGAAGATGGTGCTACCGCTGACCAAACAGCGAATGAAATATTAACTCTTCTAAAAACTGTAGATGGTTCTGGTTCTGGGTTAGATGCAGATACCTTAGATGGTATAAGTATTGCAAGTCTTGTTAGGTCAGATACAGCAGATACTATTAATGCTGCATTGTCTATAAATGCTGGAACATCAAATGCAACTAATGACGCTAGTTTATATGTCACAGCAACTAATAATAATGATTGGGGATTAAAAGTAGATAAATACAATGGTTCTGCAACAGAGTTTGGACAAGTGATTGAGGTTGGCAGTAGTGCTACTTATGCTTTACAAGTTACTGGTAATGGTAGTGAAGTATTCCGTATTCAAGGAAATGGTAATGTCGTTCTATCAGGAACAGTAGATGGCAGAGATATAGCAGCAGATGGAGCAAAACTTGATGGTATTGCTGCTGGTGCTACTAATGTTACTAACAATAATCAAATAACAAATGGTAGAGGTTTTACAACTTTTGACGGAAACTACAATTCACTTTCAAATAGACCTACAATTCCAACAAATAATAATCAACTTACAAATGGGGCTGGCTATATAACTGCTTCACAAGTTTCATCTGCTCCAGCAGCAGCAAAAAAATGGGTAGTTTTTTCTAGTAGTACTATTGCAGATGATGTAGGAGTAAGCAGCATTACATACCATTCAACAGGTCAATATACTATTAACTTTGATGGAAACATGGCAAATACAAACTACTCTGTACAGGGGTTTGCTTTTAGAAATGGATCAGGAGGTAGAGTTATAGCTCATGTTGACACATATAGTACTTATACAACTTCTGCACTTAGAATTATGGTTTCTGGAGCTCAAAATGTTGGTAATGTTGGATTAACTACTGTTAATCCAAATAAAGTAAATATTGCCATCTTTGGCGATACATAAAACTATGTATATAATAAAAGAAAAAACTTTATGCTAGAAATCACGCAAAAGCAAATCCTTGAGTGGAAGCAAGAACTTAAATCACACAAAGAAAGATTAGACCAAGCAAAGACTGTTGTTGAACAAGAAACAAAACTTATTTCAATGATTGAGGGTGGGATTCAGTTTGGAGAGAACTTGTTGAAGATCGAACAAGCAAACCAGCAATCAGATAAAGTGGTGCAAGACCAACAATCAGAAAAAGCACCATCAAAGAAATAGGTGCTAAAGCTTTTATTATTGCTTCTTTAATCATGTTTCAAAAAATCTCTAATATTTTGAGTATAGCTTCATTTGTACTTATAGTCAGTACTTTAGTTTCAGCATTTTTTGGTTATAAGTACCTAACTAGCGAACAGTTTAAAACAAAAATAATGAATGAAGTTCTAGGTAATGTACAAGGACTTATGCCAAAAGCATTAGATAATGTTGTTCCTGATTTAACAGGGCCATCATTGCCACTACCTCCAGAAGCTAAAAAACTTGGAATCTAGTGAATTGCTATTGGTGTGATACTGAATTATTGCCAAGTGGGGATATAGATATTGATGAGTCTATGCCAACTTATCCTGAGTTTTCGGTAATGACTAATTTATCTTGTCCTAAATGTTTTTCACAAGTAGAAGTATTAAAAAAAAGAGATGCTTTTGATTGATGGGGATACCTAGTATAAATATTGCAGAAATATATATACCTGAGATATATATTCCAGAACCTTATACACCTAATATTCCTGTTGTAAATCAGTATCTAGATATCAATACACCAGGATGTACTTATCAACATAGAGATATTAAAAATACAGGAAATCATAATTTGTTGTTAGACGATCCAAACGGCACATACACAATTTGTGATTTTTCATTTCCAAGTTTTATTCCTCCTGTTTACAATCCTAATCAAATGACGATAGTTGAAGAACCATTGCCACAGGGAGGAGATCCAGAAATACCTGAAACGGAGACACCTAAAATCCCTGAAGAAAAAAAAGAAAAAGATATGCAAGTGCCTGAGTGTCCAGGCTCTAAAGACCAGCGAGTGGGCGATTTCAGAAATTCACAAAAGCTTGAAAAAGTAGTATCGCATCGCTTATCATCGGACAAACGAGAATGCATAACCGAGTATGAAAGAGTTGAATGGAAAGAGCAGTTCATTCCATCTGCCCCTCAGTTTGTTGGGGTCTTTAGCCTTGCTTTGGTTGGTGCTTCTGCTCCATTGGTACTTCAGCTTGTACGGCCATTAGTTAAACAAGCAGTTTCAAGATTAACTAAAAATAAGAAAAAATAAGCTATTTTATTGTTTTTTTAGCTCAATTTTGTGTGTATGAGGCACTACTTGGTTAGGTGGTATAGAGACTTGTATGCCCTCACAAGTAACTGCATACTTACCAACAAACTGAACTCCGCTACGCACTTGCTCTCCGCAAATTTTAAGACGATATAATTCCATTTCCATTTTTAGCTTTTGTGTTAAAAGTTTTTGATTTTCTATATTTACTTCTGTTGCTTCTAAACAAAGACTTGGTGCTTTGCCTAATGGAATGCTTATTTGTGCAGAAATTCCATAGTTAAGATTAAAATTATCTTTTTCAAATCTAGGTATTTCTGAATAATATTTTATCTCCCCTGTATCTTCGTCATAGATTGGTGTACGAGTTACATATTCGATAGGGCGGTTAAAACTCCACGAGTCTGTCATATAAGGTGTGATCGTGAGGGTAGGAGAAGAACATACAATCCCTTGAGACATCCTAAATTGTGGATGGCTAGATGGAGTTATCATTGTGGCATTGTTATTAACTACCCCGGTACTTTGAGATTGAGGACTAGCAACAGTAGTGTTTGCAAGGGTTTTAATCGGACTTAGCAATATTGCTATTGCCCAAACGTACTTGTAGATTCTGTAGTGGTTGAGGTTGTTATAGTTCTGTTTATTGTTGTTATTGTGTCCAAACCTGGTGCCATGACGCTTTCGACCAAGCTGAAGGAACTTCCGGGAACTGCTACCTTCCATCTTGGATTTGTTGTGCCATCTATTGAAGTCCAACTAAAATTTACTCCTCCAACAGTTTGTTCATTAAGAGTTGTCTGAGTCGGATCAATGTATCCATCAATGTCTGTGCTTTCAATATTGTGACCCGAAACTGAGAATGTGTAACCTGTACGATATTGATGACTTGTGATTGTTTCATTTATAACTGATTCAGAAGTCGAGCTGGTCGTACTCGACCCAGATCGAAACTGGGGAACTACAGGTGTAGCAAGAGTTTTGATCGGGTATAAGAATATTAGCAGTAAACAAAATTTAGTCAATTTCTATGCTGACAGTAGTAGATCCAATACAGCTAGTACCACTTCCACCAGCAGTACAGGTATGGATTCCAGAACTAAGACTCGTAAGGGCTAAAGTTCCAGCAGTACCTCCCGACATTACTGTAGTTTGACCTCCTAAAACAGGAAGACTTGCAATACCAGAACTAGGAGTAATAGCAGATTGCGTCACATCTCCAGCTTGATAACTCTCAGAAAAACTAAACGAAGATCCAGCCGTTGTAACGGATTTATTTGTATTTACCAAAGCTGGGACTCCATTGCTTAAGCTGCCTAAATTAAGTCCTCCAATACCATTAGTAACAACGGAATCTCCTGTTCCTGTAGATGTGGTAACATTGTTTCCGCTTATGCTGTAACTCGATGGTGCAGCATTAGTGATAACTGCTGGAGCTTCAACAGAAATTTGTGCAGAAGTTACATATTTAGCTGTAATCTCGGCATAACTTGGAGTTGCTGCTGATAGTGCAAAAATAAATGGAAGTAGCTTTTTCATTTTTTAGATTTAGGGTCGATTACTTCAGCACCTTCTATTTTAATAGGTGTTATTACCCTTATAGTCTGCACCATACCTTCGTTTTCCGCAACTTTGCTGTCTTTCTCACTACGTTTCTTTGATCCCTCTAAACCAAATGTTGCCAAAGCTCCAGTTAAAAGCGAAGCAGGGAACGTGATATCTTTTGGATCTCCACTATATCCGGGGATAGTTATGTAGTTAAGTGTCACGATAAATCCACTCCAAACAACTACACCTAATCGCACAAAAAGACTAATAATAGCTAACTGTTCCTCTTTATCATCTAATCCATCTTTTAATTTTTGGAACGGATTTTTCTTTTTCTGTTCTGTCATAACCTTTTTCTGTCATAATAGACATAGATAGAGGACTCGTAAAGTGGTTGAAGTAATAGCAGCAGTTGGGGGAGCAATGATGACGGCTTGTTTTGTATCTGTAGGATCTGTTTCTTATAGAGGAAGACAATCAAGAGATGATCTCGTGCGTAATACAACTGCAATAGAATTGTTAACTACAAAAATAGATGATATGCATGATGACATGAAAGAAGTATTTCATCGACTAAAAGAAGTAGAACTTGCTGTTGCAGAGATTAAACCAAGAAGATAACCTCTCCTATTGACCACTAACAGAAGAGGTTATAGCTCTAGATGCATAGGTTGAGCTACTATTAGACTAGCAACTACCTATTTACAATGCTAAAAATCATTGAGCCTATCATTTTTGCGTTCCTTCGTGGAAAAGCATTAAAAAAACTCGCATTAGATATAATACGAGCTATGGTTAAAAAAACTGACAATACAGTTGATGACAGATTAGTTGATGCGTTAGAAAAAGCTTTGTTTCCAGGTAGGTAATTACTTTTTACCGCCTTTCTTTTTTTTCTTTTTCTTACCCATTCCTGTTCCGTAATGTCCAGGCATAATTGTTGTTAATAACTATTTATATAGTAAGATAAAAAACCATACAAATCTACAGATGCATCGATTAAATTTTGTAACTTGCCCAAAATGCAAAACTCTCTCAAGACAAAAAGTAATTCAATCTGATAGAAACTCGGAGCATATAATTATAAGAAGAAGATTATGTTTCAAATGTGAACACGTTTGGCATACAATACAATATCCAGAGCAAACAATAGAAGATAGAAAAGCACAGTATATACGCAATAACTAGACTTTTTTGAATATTTGGTTATCGTTAGGGTGGAGGACACTCTAATGAAAATCGAAATGCCTTGGTCAGGGTGGTTTAACAAACAAGCAAAAAAAAGACGTAAAGTCGAACCTTGGGTATTGGCAACCATATCTCTCGAAGAAGAATTCCAAGTAGAGATGGTATTAAGAGAAGTATTTAATTATATTGATCCTGACGATATTCCTGATCTTATAAGTGCTTTCGCAATGGAAAATTTTAGATTAACTAAAATAATTAATCAAGCCGGGGATCATATTGATAAATTAGATGCTAAATTTTCTTCTCCCAAAAATAAGCACAATCCTTTGCCCAAACTCCCCCACTAGCTTTACCTTCGGGCATACCTAATCCGCACTCAGATTTTATAACTAACCAATGAATACATTCAATACATATTGGATGATTTCTACTTAAACATCTTGCATCTGCATACAAATATTCTGCCTCAATTAGAGCAGCTTCTAAGTCTTTTGCTTTTAATGGCAAATTAACTTTTCCTTGCTTTGTTTTGATTTTTACTCGCCAAACATTAGGTTCTTCTTCATATAGAACCATGCGACCTGCATGGTATCTAAGAGAAGCCACTATCTACTCCAGATTTTATCCTCGTATCCATTAGGTGGTGTACTAATCCAGTATCTAGTACCATTTATAACCTTAAAAACGTGAACTCCGCAACATACAATCTGCCCTGAGTCTTGTTGCTGCTTCTTGTGCTTCTGATTTTGTCTCATATAATCTACCGACATAAACTTTTTTTCCATCGAAATACCAAGGTCTAAATTTTGCTGTTAGTCCATAATATATCGGGTTGACTCCGATTTGTCCTTTGCAGACCAAATGTGTGATATACAAGATTTAATTGTTCCTAATATGTATATTTCCAGTTGATCCATCATGGTAAAAAATATAAGCCGTTGAAGAACTTGCTCCTGATGCAATTGTTGATGTGTTTGTTTTGTCTTGAACAATATCTGATGGTTCTGATTTTTGTATAGCTTTTGAGTTTTGCCCGGCTGTATAACCTTTTTGGTATTGTTTTCTCATGTCATCTTCTGTATATGCATTACGCTGTCCATCTAAATATCCCTCGTTATATTTTGCATTTAAAT